TATTAAAGTTTTATCTTGAGCCAATACTTCCCAACGGAAAGCCGCCTATTGAGGCAATGGACAAAGGGCGAATGTTGACGATTGCTTATCGGTTGTATAGAAGCACTGACGGTGACGCGGTCACAAATTTATCATTGAAGATTATAAATCAAATTATAAATTAAGAAATTGATTACGTTTGTTTATGTTAATTAGTTTACAAGTGGTGAATCAGAGGGTTGGCAATGGCGTCAACCCTTTCCATTTTAAAATATCACCCCTTGCGTCTTTGCGTAATCAACCACCGCACGAGCATGAGACAAAGCCAACGTATTTTGAAACGCTGGGTCAAACATCATGCGCGCGTCGTAGTAATTGGTAAAGAAACCATTTTCAGATAATACCGCTGGCATATTCGTTTTTGTCAAAACGTAAAACCGATCTTCTTTGTCATGGTCGCCGTCTGTTAAATCGCTTCGAAATATCCATTTAGGAAAAGCCTCTTTGATTTCTTTAAAAAGAAACTCAGCGTAAATGTCCGACCTGGTATGACCTGGCGATGTGAACACCTCAAAGCCGCGTGCCTCTTTCCGCATTGCCGCGTTGCCGTGAATGCTAAGGTACAACGAAGCTTCAAACGTCTTAGCCGCAAAGTTAGCCTTCGCAACCCTTTTGCCAAGGGAAACGTCAATGACAGAATCGTAAACTTTCATAGTTGAAAAGCCCCAGTCATTGAGATACTGCCCAATTAGCTCAGTAACGGCACGGTTGAACACGCCCTCAAAGAACCAACCGTAGGAATGGAAAACTCCGTTATTATGTTGAGCGCACTTTGACGGGTACGTCGTGTAACCATTTGGCAATTTTACCTTTGGGTCAACGCCGCCATGTCCCGCGTCAAGGAAAACACAAAATTTACTTGCTTTCATATTTTTATATTTTTAAGGGCGACGCAAATCAATGCACCGCCCTGTAAGCTGCCTAAGGTAGCGAATCCTGCTGCGCCTATAACTTGAATCCAATGAGTGCAAAAGCCGCACTAATTAAACCAAACTTTGCAGGGACTTTCACTTCTATCTCCTTACCAGCACATTCACGGCTTGTCTCTTTCACCTTATCCCAAATTATTTGTGCCAGTCTCACATATTCACGCCATGTGAATTTGACTTTGTTGCCCTCAAGGTAAACATTGATTTCACCAGCAAGTTCGGCAAAGTTCATTGAATAACATTCAATGTCGCCAAGAGGTGACTTTATCCCATCTGCATTTTTTAATGCGTCTTTTAAATTAGTCTGCATGATATTTGTTTTTAACGTTTAAAAAATCTAATTATTATTGTTCCAAGATTTACTCCCGTTATCCGCTTGACATTTTCTGCCACGCTGAACAATTCCGTTCCAGCGATGACCGAGCTGACAAGGTAAACAATAGGTATTGGGATTGCAAAAGTAAGCTGCGCACCGTGAAATATAAGGATAGATGTAAAATATACCACTATCTTCTCCGTTGTTCTGTACAGCCCTTTGCTCGTGATAGCCTTGCCCTCTTTCTTTGCAGCCTTTATTCCCGTGACTGTGTCAGCTACGACAACTCCGATGGTAAATAAAAGGAAATGTTTAATCGGGAAGAAAAAGGAAAATATAAAGCCAGTTGTCAATGCCACGGCAAAAAAATCATAGCTTTGTTTAAGTAAGTTGTAAATTATTGACTTCATGTTATTCTTTTTTTATCAGCCGCACCTCACCATCTACGGTTGCAAATCTGCCATTAGCAAACTTGTATAAATCGTAGCGCACACCGTTGAAGGCAAAGCTAACTTGGTTGGTAAATGTGCTTAACAATAGATTAGTTGAAATCGTGTAAACTTTGCCATTGTCTGGATTAAAGATAAAACGGTTGTTATTATTCAACTGAATTTCACCTAAAATAATTTCACCATCAAAGTTCAATGTCCAATCGCCAAGAAAAGCCGTTGAATCCCTAAGTGCCGTTGACGTGTACACAGGTCTGCCACTTATTTGCAAGTGTAAATCATTTTCAAGTTTAATTAACTTGTTAACTTTACCACGCAAAATATAACCTCTTGCTATTTGTGCTATATTATCTGAATATAAAGTAGCTAAAGATGTAATTTTTTTATAGCTTGTAAAGAATCTCCATAATTGTCAACTGATTCAATAATACTGCTATCTACATACAATGTTTGTTTTACAACAAAGTATGTATTATTTATTTTCCTTACAAAAATGGTATCAGATAAAATATCTTGACTATAAATAATAGAAGGAAATAGGAATAAAAAAAATATGCTTTTCATGTTTATTTGTTT